CGCCACGTAAATCTAAAGTGGCATACCCGTCTCCTTCCATTACTGAACCTAGTTCTGCATAAATTTGGTTCTTTTCCTGTGAGTCAAGGTTACATCCGAACCGTTTTAAAGCGGCCCGAATGATATAATCAACTCCAAGTTGAAGCATTACGTTTATGCGTGGTTCAATAGCGATGGTCCGGTCAATCAAGCCGGTTTTGGGGACTGTGGTTATACGATTTACATTGATCTCTACAAACACCCAGTTCCAGAAGTGTTTTACATCTATTGGGACAGTGATGGAAATGCCCTCAACAGAGCGGTATTTATCCTGTAGTGCTCCAATCCATCGTGGATCGAGCTCGATCAATCTTTGAGCCAAGGATCTGGCCTCCGTCGTTACAGAGTAAGGTATATCGCTAAACTTGTAAAACTTAGTTACGCGATTCCCCTCAGTGCACAACGATGAGCCAGGACCATGCCGGGCGGTACTTAAAACCCGCTCGATATCGGGCTCTTCACCTATCACCTGCACAATAAAGGCCCTCATAATATCAAGGGCACCCGCTAAGAATGGATCGGTCTCGTTAGCTCTAAGTAGAGCCTCAAAACCGTGGCGATTAAATACGTGACAATCCTTTTCGGATTCCACGAACTTTTTAAGCGCACGTTCTCGGCGAATTGCAGTATCCCCTGAAAAAGGGAATTTTTTCAAATAGGAAGAGATTTGGTATTTTGCAAAGAATTTGTCAGTGCTAATACCGGTATCAAGAGTCATACATCGTGGACTCCATACCTCGGCTAATTCGGCAGCGCCTTTTTTGCTACGGCGCCTAATTACCTGATCAATCAGGTAAGCTTCATCAGCTGTGAGGAAATCTCTTAAACCCTTAACCATCTTTCCAAGTAGCTTCCATTCGAAGTTCCTTGGCAATAGCACCTTATGAAGAGGGCGCTTTTTGTTTTTACTATTAGCCATAAAGGCCTCCTATGACAGGGTTTACACCCGTCAGGTTGAGGAATTATGCGAAGGGTGCAATACTTTGCATCATAAGCGGTTCCATAATAGTATCATCATCCAGTATGGCAATAAGTTCTTGCCGAATAATCATACACTGGGCAGATGAAGCGCCTACCGGAATTGAAAATTCAATGTTTCCGATAAGGGGACAGGTAATCGAGGTAGCAGGGTCTTGCCCGGCGACCACAATTGTAGACGTACGTTTCACAGAAGGCCGTGTAACGCCTTTGTAATTTCCATTCGGTTTTGCGTCAGTGACAGACATTGCCAAAGTATCAGGCAACGATGTTTCATGACTTGGACCGAAAAACAAAGTGCGTGCTCCATTGAGGAGCGTACGAGCTTTGGTGAAAACCTTAGCGACGAGATTGCTGTCGTTAAGTACATCTACGTTAATGGTGATTTGATCTGACATGTTTTTTACTCCTTAAAGTACTCGACAATTATCGAAAACGGCCAACGAGGCCTTTTAGAATAATCGTCAGGTCGATGATTTTGAGGACGTCAAGATTAACATCCACATAAGGTAAAAGAGCTCGATCGGGATTTGGAATCCGTTCATGAGTCTCTCTCGTAACCTGAATCACTGTTTTTCCACGACGATACTCAGTTATTGTATCTGGCAATGATACCAGTGTTAAACACTGGAGCCAGCTAGGTGTCGAGGCATCTGTCTCGATATACAATAGATCTGTGGTCGTTTTGACAGTAACCCAGGAGGCCAACGGGCTGATCGCAAATTTGGGCGAGTATGCCGCAAGCCAATCCCCGACATTGATAAACCAGTCGAGAATGAAGCTCGCATACGTAACTTCCCATAAGGCAGGTAGAAGCTGATCAAGTCCCCAAGTATAAACAGAAGGGGAATCAACAGTGAACATAACACCAGCACCCACAGAAACGCGGGTTGCTTGTGAAGTCTCACAGCTAATAAAAGCATTCTTAACCACCGACTGCGGATAGATATTATCCGGAGCGACCATTGTACTACTTGTAAGTTGGAGGAGCTCTTCGCTTCGCCAACCGCGAGTAATACGAGGAATTTTGAATTTACGTTCAAAACCTTCAATAGCACTACCTATGTCTATACAGAGTGGACGCAAAGCGTACCTTAGCTCCATATATTGTGAGGCATAGTCTATCGGGGTAATCTCATTTCTGAGTTGCCGCAAATCCAGTTTCTTTACTGCCTTAAAGATTTTTGTGGCTCGGAACATCTTATCAGCTATATAGCTGATGGTGTCTTTGCCCTCTCCAATGGCAGCAAGCACTTCCATTGATGCGTCGTTAACTCTGGACCAAGCCTTCAAGACCGCTTTTGATTTTAGCGCGTCTATGGTATCTTGAGCTCCAACAGCATGTACGACATTCCTGGGTTCAGCATATGTGGGGCCAAATAATGGCTTACCCTCATCGGCTATCCTTATTCGATAAGGACCCCAGGCACCAGAAAGTGTGAAACTTTCGCCGAACCTGACGGTTGTTGTAAGAGTCTCGCGAACGTAAGGATTATTGATAATAATCCCTCGCTTGATTAACTCTCGCCACTTTGGTGTTACCACGTCACTAAAATTTCGTGATCGCAAGTAGTGATTTACATTCGGTACATTTGGATAGCGAAGGCTACCATCAGCACCAAAATTACAATCACAAACCAAAGGTGGTAAGCTAGTTGTATAGCTTACATCAGGTTCAACCACTGTTCTAGTATACATAGACCCTCCAAGGGCTATGAAGAACAGTTCGGGTAAAACAAATCAGTTTGCCCTCTTTACCGATTCATTCCCCCTCATCTCGTATCTGGCATTGCCACATACTTGATGATGTGCGTTATTGCACAAACCTCTCCCGGTTAATTCCGG